AAAGTTAGACGCAGTTAATGGTAGTTATGCAATAACTGGTAAAGACGCCAGTATTGTATGTAGTAGAAAGTTAGACGCAGTTAATGGTAGTTATGCAATAACTGGTAAAGACGCCAGTATTATTTTTACACCCAATAGAGTATTAATTGCACTATCTGGAAGTTATAGTATAATAGGTCAAGATGTTACTTTTGTACCATCTGTTACTACAAAACCTAAAAGATTTGGTGTTGGTTATTGGGTAGACCCAAAGCCTATAGTTGAAGAAGTTGAAGAAGAAATTGAGTACTATGAACCTACAATACTTGATAGACTAATATCAACAAAAGATACACATAATAAGTTAGTAGAAAAATATATAAGTTCTGAGTTTGATAAAGAACAACGAAAACTTAAAATACGAAAGAGGCAAGATGAACTAGTAATTTCAATGTACTTTGAAAGAAAAAGACTTATATTACGCAAGGCACAAGACGAATTAATAATTACAATGTATGCCAAAGGAATAAAATGGTAAATAAAGATATAGACTATATATTGCACGAAGAAGTAAATATAGGCAATAGAGCTCAACAAGCATATGACACATATATGAAGGACTACTTTGATAAATTTCAAAGTAGTGTTGCTAACCAATTATATATAAATGATCTTACTACTGATAATATTTTAACTATAAAGTATCAAATAACTGCAATAAAAGCTTTGGAAGAAATTATACTTAGAGATATAGAAACTGGACAACTTGCATTTAAACAACTTAGTGAAGAGTGAGAGAGAATATGAATACTAACCAAACTACTACTTCAACGGCAGAACTTTCGAGTGAGGCTGGAAGCGTAAATATGGTTGACCAAATTGCTAACCTGTTATCAGGTGAGCCAGAAAAACCATCTGCACCAAAAAAGAAACCTATTGAAAAATCGGAGGAGGTTGATACCCAACCAGATGATTTGACTCAAGAAGATGACGAAGAACCAGAGGTTGAAGACTCAGACGAAACTGAAGATGATGACTCGGACGAAACTGATGATGAAGATGTCACTTGGGCTAGTACACTTGGCATTGACGAAAAAAATGTAGTCCTTGACGAAGAAGGTAACTTAGCTGGAATCAATGTAAAGGTTGATGGAAAGGTAAGTACGGTTGGAGTTAAAGACTTAATTGCTGGATACCAAAGTAATAAGAGCAATACTAATAAGTCAAAACAACTCGCAGAACAGCGTAAGGAGTTTGACGACATAAAGGTTGCTGTAGCTACTGAGTATACCAAGAAAATTGAGTCTGTAGATAAATTAACACAACATCTTAAAAATACCTTGCTAGGTAACTATAAAGATGTTGACTGGGATAGACTAAGAGTAGAAAATCCAGGTGAATATGCTGCAGCTGTTCAAGACTTTAATTTTCGCAGTTCAGAAATTGACCAAATTTCTAATGCGGTAAATCAAGAAAGGAATGGTATTAACCAACAAATGACTGCAGAACAACAAGCAATGCAGCAAGAGTATGTTAAAAGTCAAGCAGATAAAGTTTTAGAAAAAAATCCTTCATGGGCAAAACCTGAAGTATTTAGAAAGGCTTTATCAGAAATGACTGATTTTGCAGCTGATGCTTATGGATTTACACAAGAAGAGTTTTCAAATATACAAGATGCTAGAGTACTTGAAGTAATTAAAGATGCTATGAAGTACAGGTCTAGTGTTAAGACTGCGAAAACAAAACTTGATGTGCAAGTTCCTAAATATCAAAAAAGTACAGGTAAAACAACAAAGGCACTTACTAAACTTGATAAACTTACAAAGACCGCAAAGTCTTCACAAGGCTATCAAAAACGTAGTGCTGAAACAGACGCTGTAGCAGAGTTGCTAAGCGGTTTATATAATTAATTTAAGGGTATCAAAAAATGACTACAGCTAATTTAGACGCAGCAACACTTAAGGGTGTTGTTCGTGGCGGGTTAATCCGTGAAGATGTAATGAACCAAATTTGGGACATAAGCAAAATCCCATTACCATTTACTGATGCTATCGGTACTGAAACTTCAAAGAACCCATATAAAGAATGGACTACTGATGCTTTAGCAGTTCCTAACTTAACCAACGCAGTTATCGACGGTTCTGATGCTTCAGGTAACAATACTGTTCTTGGTTTGAGAGTAGGTAACCATCACCAAATCTCTACTAAAGTTGTTCGTACTTCTTTCAGAGCTGATGCTTCTGATGTCATTGGTCGTACAAAAGAATTGTCGTATCAAATGATGCGTAGACAGCAAGAGTTAAGACGTGACGTTGAAGCGATTGTACTGACTAACCAAGCCTCATTTGCTGATACTGGCGCTGCTGCTGGTAAAGTAGGCGGTCTGCCATCTTGGTTGACAACTAACTTCTCCGCTGGTGCAACTGGCGCAGTCGGTGGTTTCCAATCATCAGGTGTTACTACATTGCGTACTTACGGTACTGCTCGCGCATTGACTGAAACATTGGTTAGAGACGCTGTTCAGTCTGTATACACTCAAGGTGGCGATCCATCAATCATGATGTCAGTACCTGGCACTATTCGTAAGTTCAGTGAGTATTTATTTACTTCATCTGCCAGAGTAGCAACTCTGATGTCAGACCAAGGTAAATCTGCTTCTGCAGCTACTGCAATGGGTTCTGTTAATGTATTTGTAACTGACTTTGGTACTTTGAAAATGGTTCCTAACCGTTTACAAATTCCTTATGTTGGTACTGCTGGTTCTACAACTGGTGTTTACTCAGCTGCAGGTACTTCTGCTGACGTATTCATTCTTGACCCTTCTTACTTAGCTATGACTTATTTGAAAGGCTATAGAACAGAAGAACTTGCTAAAACTGGTCTTGCTGAAAATCGTCAAATGTCAGTTGACTGGTCTTTAATTGTTAACACTGAAAAATCTCATGCAATTATTGGTGATATTATTATTGCATCTGCTGTAACTGCTTAATGAGTATGGCCACTGTAAAAGGTGGCCATCTTTTATTTTATATAATAAAATCTATATCTATATATTAAAATATCTATCAATCAATCATTCAAATATCAACCCTGTTGAATGATAATTTATTATTAATAGATAGATATAGATTTTATTAAAATCATCCTTATATGAGATATTAATATGGCTGAAAAAGATATAACTAGCAAAGAACCTAAACCTGTTAAAATAAAAAACATTTGGACAGACGTTATTAACTTTGAAAGTGGACCAATTGCTCCAGGTGAGACAGGTACTATTACTGCAGCTGAAGCAGAAGCACTTTTTGATTATGTAGAAAAGGTATAAAGATGGACAGCGTTATTAAAAGTGAAATGCACTATCAGGAACATACAAATACTATTACTCACAAAACTAGTCAACCTACTGAGAAGCTGATACTTGAACGTAACGCTGAACTTCGAAAGAACCCTGGTGCACTTCATGATTTAGGTGCACAGAGTGGAGAGTCTTTTGGAAGAATGGTAGCAACAATACCACTAATTATGTTTGAAAAAGCAATTAGAGACGGATATGATCTGAATTGTCCAGATAGTCAAATTGCTGGACAAGAGATGCATAGATTTTTGCAATCATCAGATGGCAAGATGTGCCTAGTGCAGGGTAAACACTAATGGTTAAGTTCCTTGATTTTGCAAGAAACGTATGGATAGGAAATAAAAATCCAGATGAAGGAAGATTAAGTCTAAAAGGATTAGGAAAATCTCAGATAGTTACACCAACATTAATTGGTATGACATTAACTCAAGCTACCAATACTTTGGTATCTGCTAGTTTGAAATTAGGAACAGTTACATTAACAACAGGATTAGTGACAGCTCAAAGTGTAGCTCCATACACTAATGTATCACCTGGTACTATTGTTGATATCACATTAACTTTATGAGCGTTAATATGACAGACATTAATTGTAGAGTGGCAAAAGTAGAACAAAAAATTGAAGGACTTACCCAAGAGTTATACAAAGAGCTGGAAGATTCACGCAGAAGATCAGATAGAATATTTTTAGCATTAGATGAACTTAAAAAAGACTCTGCAAACAATAAAGGTTTTTTTGGCGGTGTTGTATTTGCTGTCGGTGCTATCTTTGCTGTTATAGCTTATGTATTCGGTAAAGGCTAATGAGTGCATTAGAGATATTAATAAAGCTCATTAAAGATAGTGAAGGTTGCAAATTAAAAGCATATAAATGTCCAGCAGGTATTTGGACTATTGGTTATGGACAAACCAAAGGAATAAATGAAGGAATGGTATGGACGCAACAACAAGCTGATGAAGATATAATTAAAACTGCATTACAGGCTATTAATGAGGCGATTAAGGCATCACCAATACTAGCAACTGCTAACATGGAGAAACAAGCTGCAATAGCGGATTTTGTTTATAATTTAGGCATAACGAATTACAATAAATCAACATTAAAACTAAGGATTGATAAAGGCAACTGGGTTTCTGCATCAACAGAGATCAAGAAATGGAATAAGAGTAATGGAATTATTCTTAATGGTTTAGTTAAAAGACGACAGTTAGAAGCTGACTTATTAATCAAATAACAGGTGAACTATGAAAGAGTATCTAAAAAATTTATTGCGTGAAGGTAGTACAATTCGAGGACTAATTTGGTGTCTTGGAGCATTTGGTATATATAATATGCCATCTGAACAATCACAAGCTATAACATCATTAGTTATGGCTTTAGCTGGCTCGCAAGGCATGTTTTTTACCGATAAATTAGGAAAATAACAATGGCTACATCTGTTTATACAAAATATACCGCTGGCGTTGAGTCACTACTTGAAGGCACAAACTCTGGCACAGATGTCTGGAAAGTAGCACTAGCTACAACTATTAACTTATCTGATACTACATTTGTAACTGGCACAACTGATCTTGCAACCGCTGGAGGTTATACTGCTGGTGGTAATACTTGTACCACTACATCATCTTCACAAACCGCTGGATTGTTTAAATTAGTTCTTGCTAGTCCTGCTATCTGGACAGCAAGTGGAGTTGGTTTTACCTATCGTTATGCAATCCTTTATAACTCTACTCTTAATGTACCAATAGGTTCGTGGGACTATGGCTCAAGTCAGGTTGTTACAGCAGGAGAAACAGTGCAAGTTGTGCTTGATGCCACTAATGGCGTATTCCAAGTCAGTTAAGGAACTTAAATGGCTCTTACACTTAATGATAGAGTAAAAGAAACAACTACTGTAGTTGGCACTGGAACAGCAACTTTATTGGGCGCAGCATTAGGTTATCAATCGTTTGCTGTTATTGGTAATGGTAATACTACTTATTATTGTATAGCAGACCAAGGTGGTGCTAACTGGGAAGTAGGTATTGGTACTTATACAGCCTCTGGTACTACGCTTGCTAGGACTACAGTCTTAGCTTCTTCTAATGCTGGCTCGTTAGTAACATTTACTACAGGCGTTAAAGATGTCTTTGTAACTTACCCTTCTGAAAAAGGTGTTTGGTATGACGCATCAGGTAATGTTCTATTCACAGGCACAACCACCGCAGCTAACCTAGCTTACACAGGCACACTCACAGGTTCTACAGGAATACTGAACATCGGCTCAGGTCAGATATATAAAGATGCCTCCGGCAACGTGGCGATAGGAAATCCTGTAGCTTATTCTCTATTAGATGTTTTTGGGGCTACAACAATTAGAGGAGGGTTAGCAGTACAAAATTTATCAGGGACAGGCTCAAGCGCTTCGATCAGTTCTGCTGATAACTCTTATACATCACTTAATATAGTTAATTCACAATCATCCGTAAGATTGGTTTCAAGTGGGCCAGCATCTGAGTTAAGTACGATTACAAACACACCTTTAGTTTTTGGCACATCATCAACAGAACGCATGCGCATCGACTCCTCCGGTAACGTGGGGATTGGCAATACACCTTCAGGAACATATAAGTTAGAAGTAACAGGCGCTATAGGTGCAAGCACTACTGTAACAGCTCCAGAATTATTAGCATCAAATGGATTAGTTTTAAACAATAAAACAGTTTCAGCTTCTTATACATTTCCTACAGGTTATAACGCTTCAAGTGTCGGAGCAATAACAATTAATTCTGGTGTAACGGTTACTGTTCCTAGTGGACAAAGATGGGTAGTCTTATGAGTTCAACAATTAATGCAAGTACAGCGAGCGGAGGCGGTGTTATTACAACTGCTGATGCTTCTGGGATATTACAGTTACAAACAGCAGGTGTCACAGCACTGAGTATAGATGCAGCGCAGAAAGTTACTTTTGCTAACTCGTTGGCTTCTACTACTTTGGTAACGCCTACACTAACCACACCAACTATAGACTCAGCTCAAATACCCACAGTATCAGGTACAGCTCCACTTTATATGTGTAGAGCATGGGTGAATTTCAACGGCACTGGCACTGTGGCTATAAGAGCAAGTGGGAATGTGTCGAGTATTACTGACAATGGGGTTGGGGATTACACGGTTAATTTCACGACGGCGATGGTGGATTCGAACTTTTCGGCATCATGCGCCGCCGTGCAAAGCACCAACACCAACAGCGCCATGCGGCCATTTCCATTTGGCAACTATGGTGCCGGGTCATTTCGAGTTCGCACAGCTGACACGGGCAACAACACCGCGGTCGATGCTGACACCTGTTTCGTCGCCATCTTCCGTTAATTAGGATAAATCAAATCATGCAAAGAATAATTTACAAAACAGAAGATGGCGGTGTTGCAGTTATAGTACCAGCGGACACCATTGAAGCCTGTACGAAAGACATTCCAGAAGGCGCTGAATATGAGATTGTTGATACTGACACTATTCCATCAGATCGTACATTTAGAGGAGCATGGACATGGGCATAAGTATTGATTTCACCAAAGCACAAGGGATTACTAAAGATAGACTGCGTGCTGAACGTACACCCTTGCTTCAAGCTCTTGATGTAGCTCAACTTAGGAATCTAGCTGACCCTGTTGTACTAGCAGATATTGAAGCTAAGAAACAAGTGCTACGAGATGCTACTTTGCAAGTTGACAGCTTGACTACGCTTGATGAACTTAAAGCAGTCCAACTGCCTGTACTGGAGAATAACTAATGGCTATTGTTTTAGACGGAACAAACGGTGCGACACTCCCAGTACCCTTAGTTACAAGCTCAGGCGGAACAGGGGGCTTAATTGGCGGTGTTATACCAATACAACCTATAACAGCTTCAGTAGGTTCTAGTGCATTAACAGTAACTTTAAATCCTACAATACTAAACTTTAGAAACACTCCGCTAACTTCAGGTACTATTAATACTCGTACTGTTGCATCAGCTATCTCAGTCGTAGTACCAAGCACAGCGACATTAGGCACAGTGTCTGCACAGCAATCAAGAATAGTAGTAATCGCTCTTGATAACGCTGGAACGGTAGAGCTTGCAGTAGTCAATATATCAGGTGGAACTAACTTAGATGAAACTACTTTAATATCTACTACAGCGATAAGTGCGGCGGCTACAGCTTCCAACGTAGTCTACTCAACAACTGCAAGAACTTCACTACCATTCAGAGTCGTAGGTTATGTAGAGTCAACTCAAGCAACTGCTGGTACATGGGCAACTGCTCCAAGCACCATTCAAGGTCAAGGTGGTCAGGCACTAGCGGCTATGAGTTCTTTAGGGTATGGGCAGACTTGTCAGAACGTAACAGGTAGTAGGGTACTTGGTACAACTTACTACAATACTACTGGTAAGCCCATACAAATCTCATGCCGAACTACAATCACGGCAGTAAATACAGTCTTAACGGCAACTGTCAATAGTGTGGTTGCCTCAGATGTGCAAGGCAATAGCACTTACGAAGCTAACAAATCTATTTCCGGCGTGATTGTACCAATCGGTGGGAGTTATTCATTTGCGATAACTACAGGTACAGGTGCCTTAATTTACTGGTCAGAACTCAGATAAGGAAAAATAATGTATTACAAAGACACAAACAACAACCTACACTTTCTTGATTCTGCTGAGTTTGAATACCTACTCCCTGCTGATTGCATAGCAATTACAGACGAAGAAGCACAGGCTATACAAGCAGAGATTGAGGCTAATCAACCTGTAATCATACCCAACATATCAATGCGACAAGCACGTTTAGCACTATTAAAAGACAACTTATTGTCTACAGTAGACTCTGCTATTACGACAGATGAGCAACGTATTTGGTGGGATTATTCGACAACAGTAGAAAGAAGCAATCCGCTAGTTATAGAAGTCTTAACGGCTTTGGGTAAGACTAGCGAAGAAATAGACCAAATGTTTATAGGAGCATCACAGTTATGAGTTCTATTGTAGTCGCAGGAGATACATCCGGTTCGGTTACATTATCAGCACCTGCGGTTGCAGGAAGCACAACAATAGTATTGCCGACAACGGTGACCGCTTCAACAACTAATACCAATACTAATAAGATCGCTATCACGATCAATGGCACTGTGTATTATCTTTTAGCTTCTACCTCAGCAACTTAATTATGAAAGGCACAGACACTTTCGATGCTGGCTCTATTAACATAATGTACGAGTAAGGATAATGATAAATTGGTCAGAAGCTTCAACTAAATTACTGGGAAAATAATATGTCAATAACAAACACTTGGAATATTGTAGCAATGGATTGCAGACCAAATGTCAACGGTATGCTTGATTATGTCGTGACATCACACTGGACGCTCACAGCTACAGACGGTACTTACACAGGTTCAGTATATGGAACAGCATCATTTGAAGTTGATCCTGATAAACCTAACTATACACCTTACGCTGACTTAACTTTAGATGAAGTCATTGCTTGGACACAAGCATCGTTGGGTGCAGAACAAGTAGCATCGTATGAAGCAAACGTAGCAAGCCAAATTGAAGCACAGATAAATCCTACAATTGTAACTCCACCTTTGCCATGGTCTGAGTAATGTTTGGTATATCTGCTTTTGCTCAATCTACTTTTGCCGGACTCGGTGGTAATAACCGAGTTCAGTATGCAAATAATGGGACTTATATATATATTGGTAAATCAAGTGATATATTGCAGACCAGATACTTAAATGCAGAAAATGGAATTTATAATTATGTTGGCGTTGATGCAATAATTAATAGACATTCAAAAATACTTACTTCAAATGGTACATATACATATAGCGGATTTACCTCAACAAACAAATTATTTATAGGCGATTGGGAATTTGAGTTTAGCGCAGTAGATGTATGGACATGTCAAGATGAAGGAGCAACAGCAGTTTGGACAGAAGAAACAACAACACCAATAACTTGGAATTAAAATGAATTATTCAGAAATTGTAGACTTGGCGTTAGGCTATGCAGATAGGCAAGATACAGAGGTAACATCTCGCATAGATTTATTTATAAAAGTTGCTGAAGCAAGAATAAACAGAACTTTAATGACATTAGATATGTCATGCAGGGCTAAGACACCCATGTCTTCTACAACTGAATATTATCCATTGCCAAGCAACTATTCTGTTATGCGTTCCATTAAAGTAATAGATGAAACTAACTCAGCGAGCAGGGTTACATTGTTACAGGTTAATCCAGAGCAGATGGCTAATCTGATTAATAATGGTGAAACACAATTCCCGTGCTATACAGTTATATCAGGTAATATTCATGTGCAACCATTTTATGATAGTACGCACTCACTAGAGATAGATTACTTTCAAACATTGCCACCATTATCAACTAACATAACAACTAATTGGTTATCAGATTCTAATCCAGATGCTTATGTTTTTGGCATTTTAGTTGAGATTAATAGCTTCATAAAAGATGCTGAAGCATCAGCTTTATGGGACAATAGATTCCAGCAAGCTATGTCAGAAATTACTTTAAATGATGCCAAATCCACTTGGTCAGGCACTTCACTTACTACTTTTCCAGGGTAATTATTATGGGTTTAGAAACAGGCTCAACAATATCAAGTTTTATTACGTCAAACCCAACAAGCTCTGATCCAGTCAATCAAGGTGATGACCATTTGCGTTTGATTAAGTCAGTATTGAAAGCACAATTCCCTGGTGCAGCTGGAAATGGTTTTGCAACCGCTATTACAGCAACAGAGGCTGAGTTAAACGCCTTGCATGGGCTGACGAATTATTATTTTGCTTCTGGTACAAGAATGCCGTTTGCTCAAGCAGCAGCGCCAACAGGGTGGACACAAGATACTACTGACAATGCCACAAACCGTATGCTTAGAGTTGTTAATACTGCTGGTAATGGAGTGGGAGGTTCTGACGATCCAAGTGTAAACAGCACTACAATGGTAGCACATACACATGCGTTTACTGGTAATGCTTTAGCAGCTCATACCCATACAGATAGTGGTCATACGCATAGCGATCCTGGCTACCAAGTTATACGAGGCTCACCTTCTGGTACAACCTCATTCCAAGAATGGGTAAGTTCACACAACACTGGTACTGGCTACGCGGCAATATCATCAGACTCGGCAGGGACACCATCTGGTTCAAACTCAACAACAACTGGTGTATCTTGGTCGCCAAGATATATTAATATGATTATCTGCGCAAAAAACTAATGCGTACTATACATAATACATTAACCACAGAACTCATACAGAAAGTTAGAGCATATTCATACACTCAAAAGAATGTACGAACAAACCTAACATCTTGGAACCCAGAGTTAGTAGGTACTAGCGGAGCAATTCTTTTATATGATTTAAATGATGAACTGCTTGCTGAAGTTAAAGAAGAAGTGCGAAAGCACATACCTAATATAGATGACTTTGGTTCTTTAACAGCAATGTATGTCTTAGGAGGTCGATTTAGTTTTATTCAGTGGCACAATGATACTCCTCATACATTTGCTATGACTGTATATCTAAATGAACAATGGGATAAAAACTGTGGAGGGTCGTTTGTCTATGAGGATGCTAGTAGACAGTTTATAACAGTTTATCCTGATTATAATAAATCTATATGCTTTGAACCTCCTGTATGGCATACAACCAACATGTCTAACCTACAAGCTCCGTTGAGAGAAAGTATACAAATATTTTGTGACCCTAATGGAAATTAAAACAGTCCTAACTTGCCCATTGGGTTCAAAATGTGAAGAAATTAAAGACGGCGCTATACATCGTTGTGCATGGTACACAAAACTTGCTGGCACTAACCCTAACACTGGTGAAGTTTTAGATGAACATGGCTGCGCTATGAGTTGGCTACCAATGCTGATGATCGAGAACTCTATGCAACAACGCTCTACTAGTGCTGCTGTTGAGTCTTTTAGAAATGAAATGACAACTGCAAATCAAACAAGTCAGCAATTATTATTAACTTCCCAAGGTAAACTGTTATGACATTACTAAAAATTAATAATTTGGGTATGCAGAATGTTAATTTTGATTTAGAACCTTGTGACTTACCACCTGAAATATTTACCTATGGAATAAATTTTCGTTTATTAAATAATAAGATTCGTGGTTTTAATATGTCAAAGACATTGGCAACGCCACCATCTAATTTCAAAGCAGGTATAATTCAGCCAATATCAGGTGCTAGTGGTAGTTATTATGTATTAATAGGACAATCATCAGCGTGGGCATATAACGGCACGTCATGGACAAATATAACCTCTGCGACAGGATACCCAGGCATTAGTACAGATGGGGAATTGTTTTGGCATAGTTGTTTACTAGGTAGTATTCCAATCTTCAATAACAAACAGCACTATCCTGAATACTGGTCGCCACAGCAAACTGCGCAAATACTTAAGCCTTTAAATTTTGATCCAACACATACATGGCAAGCAAAAGGTTATAGCGCAGATATTATCCGCTCGCATAAAGAGTTCTTATTTGCGTTAAATCTTTCTGAAGGTGGCACAATTCTGCCATCAACATATCGTTGGAGTCATCCTGCTGATGTCAATGGACTTCCGTACACTTGGGACGAAACAGACTTAGCATCTATAGCTGGAAAGGCATCTATTGGTGGTGACATGGGCGCATTGATTGATGGCAAGACATTGCGTGATGCTTTTGTTTTGTATTCAGAGCGAGGCATAAATATATTAAATTATGTTGGTGGTGAGTTTGTTTGGCAACGTCAGGTATTGTCTGCAAATCATGGTTTATTAGCTAAGAACTGTTTAGCAGAAGCAAATGGCATACATTACTTTTTATCAGATGGTGACATATTATCTAACGATGGTAACTCAATACAATCTATTTTAAATAAACAGTTAAAGACACGATTAACTACTAACATTGATTCGACTTATTATGCTAACTCATTTGCTTTAACAAATCCGATTACTAAAGAGATTTGGTTTTGTGTTCCAGAGGTGGGTAATAAACTACCTAACATTGCTTTCATTTTTAACTATGTTGACGGCACTACATCTATTCGTAATATACCAAGTACAACAACAGGTCTTGCATTTGGAGTGAATCTTGCCGTTCCTTTGTTGTGGAGCAATACATCTGATACTTGGGATACATCATCAAGGGTCTGGACTTATGATCCAACATCAGTATTCTCTAAGACTGTTGTAAGTACAAATAACGTCAATAGCGCAATAGTTTCACTAGAGCTAGACGATAACACTACTGTTCAAAATACGTTGCTAGAAAGGCTTAGTTTTGCCTTAGAAGGGCAGGAAGTAGTCACCACTACAAAGAGTGTATACCCACACTTAACATGTAACGAATCTGTTAGCATACAGTTAGGATCGCAAGACTTTGTAGGTGGTGCAGTACGTTGGAAGCCTGAAGTATTATTCGATCCTAAGACCATGCGTAAAGTAGATATTAGAACTACTGGGAAGCTATTGTCATGGCGTATTAAGTCAGTTGGGTTATTGCCATTTACTTTAAGTGGTTTGGACATAGAATATGTAACTAATGGGGTGAGATAATGGAACAACCTCCTTTTACAACATCACCAGAGCTTAAAGAATATCTAGTAAGACAACTGACATCAGTTAATTACAAGGCTGATGATCTGGGTAATTTAAGTATATTGACCGCACTCCCAGTCAAGCCACATGTCGGTAAGATTTACTATTTTGCTAATGCTATTTTACCAAGCATTACTTATGAAGGGGCATGGGTTTATACTTCATATGGCTGGACATCATTATCATCAATGTCATCAACTCCTTATGGTGCGTTTGAAGATACAGTTTCACATACGGCAACAGCTAACACAGCTAATGCTATGACATTCAATACCACTGATTATAGTAGCAATGTCAGTATGGTTAGTAGTTCAAGGATAACAGTTGCATATAGCGGTCTATATAACTTGCAATTTAGTACGCAGTTTCAAAATAATGATTCTGCTCCACAAGATGTTAGTGTATGGCTAAGAATTAACGGTGTAGATGTTGTAGGTTCTACAGGACTATTAGGGCTTCCAGCTAGAAAAAGCGTTGGTGATCCTTATCATGATATTAAAGGATGGAACTTCTTTGTTAGATTGACAGCAGGTCAATATGTTGAAATTTGGTGGTCTACAACACACGCTGCTGTTACTATACAGGCATACGCAGCAGGAACTTCACCAACAAGACCATCAACTGCATCTAACGTAGCAACTATGACTTATGTAGGCCAGTAGGATGAATTTAAAAATAATAACAGTACATACTGATTATGTAAACCAAACATGGCCTTATGTAGAACATTATATAGAGTCGGCATTGTCGTACTCTGCTGGTGATTATGACGCGGCAGAAATTAAAGTAATGTTGACACAAGGTAGTTGGCAACTTATTATTGTTACCGACGATAATGAAAAAGTACATGGTGCAATAGTTGTATCGTACTTTAATAGACCAACTGATAGAGTGGCTTTTGTTGTAGCTATTGGTGGTAGGTGCATTATAACCAAAAAGAATTTTAGCAAGTTTGAAGATATACTTAGACAAAATGGTGCAACATCCTTAGAAGGCTCAGGTCGTGAGTCAATAATAAGATTATGGCACCGTCACGGTATGACACAAAAATATGTGGTAACAGGTAAATCACTCAATAAATTAGGAGAGTAAAATGTCAGGTGGCGGAAGTTATAATCAAAGTAGTGCAAAGAACCAAAGTAATTTTAATCAGTCAATACCACAATGGCAAGTTGATGCACTCACCAAAATGTATGGTGCTGCAGCAAACACATTTGGTAGTACTGGTAGTGCAATTTCTGGACAAACTCCAGGTGTGCAATCTTATATAGACCAAACCAACCAATCGGCAATGCCAGAGTGGCAAAACCAATTAAGTGGTGGCGTGTATAAAGGTATGGATAACGCTAATCAGTTATCTAATTCTTTACAGCAATCACTAAGTAATCCAACTGCGACTAGTCAGATATACGGCCAGATAATGGGTGGACAAGGCAATAACTATGCTGATGCAATGAAAGCATCTTATACTGGTGATGCTAACCGTGCAACTGATAATATGTTGGCTGCCCTTGACTCTAGAGCAGCAGCTTCTGGCATGTCTGGCGGTTCTAGGCATGGTGTAGCAACATCGCAAGGTATGTACGACATCAACAGTAATTTGCAAAAGAACTTAGCACAAACTGGCTATGATACGTTTAACCAAGATTTAACTAACAAACTTGGTATAGCATCACAGGCAGACTCTAATACTTTAGCACGTCAACAAATGATGTCAGGTATGTTAAACGCTCAACAAGGTGTACAGTCTAATGCACTAGGACAAGGTCAAAATATGCAAAACCTTGGTATGGGTTCATTTGCACCTACAATGATGCCTTGGCAAAACATGTCTAATTATGCTAACTCTATTGGCTCACCAACAGTACTTAATTCTGGTGGTAGTTCTGGTAATAGTAGTGCTATGGGTGTTAGTGGCGGAGGTGGCAAGTAATGGGTGCTGGATTGATGTCAATGCTATCAGGGTTATTTAGTAGTGGAGCAAGTGGTACTGCTGGTACTACAGGTGGTGGACTAATGGATATGCTAAAAGGAGGTGTTAACAAAATGGGTGGTGCTAATAGCATGATGTCTGGCCCTGTGGCAGGTGCATTGTTACCACAAAGTAGTATAAACCAATCTTTGTCTGGTTCTCAAAATGCAACTAACCCCATGATGTCATCTAACATTGGTGCCGCAGCTCCTGTTGTTAGTGCAACTGCTCCAAATGGTGGTAAAGGTAAATGGCAAAAGTATGCACAACAACAAGATGTATCTGCTGGGCTTGCGGCTGCTAAACCTGATGATACAATGTACAACCAAATGATGCAACAATCTATGCAAGGTGCTACTAACCAACAACAGCAACCACAAAAACAGATGATGACTCCCGCCACTATGCCTCAAATGCCTGGTGCAGTTCATCCAAACGCTAATTGGGATACTTTACTTAAAATGCTATCTGGAGGTGGCTAATGGGCCTCACAATACAAGATTTATTAAGTGGTGATATTGTCAAACCACGTATAGCAGCGCCAGACACTAATAATGGTCTTGGTCAAATGTTGGCGTTTTTATCTCAAGGACAAAATCAGCAAGCAGCACCTATACCTCAACAACCTAACTATGCAGAAATATATAGAGTTAGTCCACAAGAAAGATTGGCAAAAGAAAAGCAAAAAGAACACTTAGACTCTATAGAGCAGATGAAAACATTAGTTGGTGATAGAGGTCAACCTGGTAATGGCGTACCAACACCGTATCGTAGTGCACAACTACCAACTAGCGGCACAGGACTTATTGGTGGTGCTATGGACCCTAGAGAGTTTGCAGCTAGAGTTAGTGCATTGCCAGATGAAACTATGGCAACTCATGGTTTTGATATGATAACTAACTTGTCAAAACCAACTACGCCATCTTCTGTGCACTCAATGGGCGCACCTGGCAAACCTGGTTGGAAAGTTAATTTTGTTCTTGGCCCAAACAATACAGCCATACCAGTTGGTGAACCATATAGAGAAAATAGTGGCACCAATATCTTTACTGGTGATGGTATGAAAATGCAACCGGCAACATCTGAAGAAAAAAGTGCTTGGGGTATACCATTAAACGTGCCAGCTACTACCAATAAACAAACTGGTGAGGTTGTGGCACATCCTACAACTACTACTGAGGCACAGAACAAAGCGTTTACTCATTACACTGGTTTAAATAAAGCCGTAGAAAGTTTAGATAAGTTAATGAGTACTAGAGATATGAGTCCTATAAGTTCTAGTAATAATTTGACTGATTATGCTGGTGATATTATTGCTGGCACTAATATACCTGTACTAAAGACATTTGGTAAAAGTATGCAGTCAGCAGATCAGCAATTATTTAGTCAAGCTCAACAAGCAGCAAAGATTAATATAATACATGCACTAACTGGCGGTGGTTATACTGTACAAGAAGCGGAAGATAAGGCTGATGCATATATACCACAATGGGGAGAAAAACCAGAGACTTGGGCTGCTAAAAAATCTGCACTGGCGTCAGAACTTGATGCATTAGGTGCTAGTTCTGGTAGACCAGAGTTGCAAACACCTTCTAGTCCGCCTAATGGTAATTTTATTAAATCTAAAGTACTTGGTAATAAAACTTACTACCAAGATGCAGAAGGTAAATGGCATGAGTGAAGTTAAAGATAAGGCACTACTAGATCAACTTAATGCACCAAGTGGTACTACTGAAGTAACTGACCCTACCACATTAGAGTTACTAAATAGTTCTGACTACACTGGTAAAGGTAATGTGTCAGTAGGTACTTTAAAACCTGGTGATACTATAAGTGGTACAGTCTGGAATGGCACTGACTTTGTGCAACCAGAAGCATATAAACCAGCAAAGACTAGTATTAGTAATACTTTAGAAAAGCATAGGCAAGCAGTATCATCTACGTTTCCACAACAGTTTCAATCTAGTCCTCACCAAGGTTCTGAACATACTGCTTCTGGTAGTACATTTGGTACAGATACTCAGAATGAGTTATTAGCAAGATCGAAAGGCGATGCTGCTTTAGCTAGATATAATGATGTTAAGCAAATGGGGCCTATTGATAAAGCAATGATTTCTGCTGGTAGAGAAACTGATAAACTATTATCTGGTATAAATACTTTAGGTTATGGGTTGGCAGGTATGACGGCAGATAGGTGGAATACGCAACATCCATCTTTGGTTGGGCCTGAAGCATCTGCAAACATGATTAAAAATATGATTGCAGTAGATGAAGACCAAGCAAATAAAGATGCCGTAATGGGTGAGTTCTTACAAAACCAAGGTGTATCGGGCCATTTAGGCGCTATGCTACCTTATATAGTATCTGGTTCTACGGTTGGTAAGACTGCCGGCAAAATTGGCGAAGAAGTATTATCTACATTGTCTGAAGCACCAATGGCTGCCATTAATGAAGGTAAAGGCGCGTTTACCAAATTAGTAGAAAAAATAGCGTCCAATGATAATCCTTTTGCTAGTAAAATTGGAGGTAGATTTAAAACTGAAATAACTGACCCATGGACTAGACGTTCGGCATATACAAAATTAAGGCCAAAAATATCTGACCCATATACACAAGGATTGGGTGGAGAAGTGCTTGGTGGTACCGCACTTGGTGCTATAGAAAGTGCATTACATCCAGACCAATCTTGGTGGGAAGGTGCATTAAGTTCTGGTGTAGGTTCTTCGGCAGGTGCTGCACTTAAACCTTATGTCACTAGAATGCCAGACTTTAGAGCTGGTAATACAACTGAAAAAGATTTATTAAAATGGGGCGAAGAGCAAGGACTAAGATACTTACCAGGCATGGAGTCTGGTTCTAAACGACTACAAAAGTTTGAGCACGCAATGAGGTCTGACTCACAACTTGGTGACTCATTAGCTCTATATGACAATGCTAATGCTATAGTTAATAATCGTATAGCTGCTAACACCATGGGTATGAGTCCTGACGTAGTTAATTCTGGTAATTTATCATTAACGCCAAAAGTACTACAAACACATCTTGCAGATATTGGTAATCAATATGATGCGCTAGAAGCTGGTACTATAGCACACTTTAGACCGCAAGATATAAATGATATAAGAGGCATAGCCAATAGAACTATTGTAGATAAGACAATAGACCCTAGTATTGGTAAACTAGTAAAAGGTTATGCAGATAAAATTATGGCTATGGCACCAAGTAGAGACCCATTGACTGGTAGACTTAAATCGTCAATACTTGAAGGTGACAACTACAAAGAGATTAGGCGTAATTTACGTAGTGATATAAATGATGCGTACTCTAGTAGTGATACACGTAAAGCAGAAGCTCTTAAGCCTTTACTTCAACATGTAGATGACGCCGTAGAACGTGGTGTACAAACCAAAGGTGGTACTGCAACTGTGGCACAATGGAAAGACCTTAACGAGCGCAATGCTATGACCAATTTAATATTGGAGCATGGCATGACGCCAACTGGTCAATTTGCTCCAGAGAAAATAATGAACCATTTAATGGGTTCAGACACTAAACGACTATTGACGGAACAGGGTGGTAGAGTAAAAGATTTACAAAAGGTAGCTAAACTAGCCTATATGGATAGAATGCAAGAAGGTTCTGATTTGACTGGTATGGGTGTACGCAATATAGCCAATGCCGGCAATCCTGGCTTAGTAGAAAAATTACTTATGTCGCCAATGGCCGGATACGTACCAATAGGGCCAAGGGTTGCTTTAGCTGCATACAAGACTGGTTGGCCCGTTAAAACTGGACTATTAAACATGTCTGGAAAAGACCTTGGTAGATTGTCTTTGTATACTAGAGCTGCTGAACAGGCAGTTCAACCATATCCTAAAGCTATAAAATATGTTGAGGGCCAAGGTAGAGCCATTAAAAAGAAAATGACTGAAGCTGAAAAATGGATTAGTGAAAAATATAAATCAATAAATGATTAATAATATCATTAAAATATGATATAAATCATTACGAGGATTGACCCTGTTAGATGATAATTTTTTATTTGATAGATTATATCAGATAAAAATTATCATCCTTTAAATCGAATATTTTTATTGTTTTTTCATTGCCAATTTTAAGAACGATAAACACTCATCTTCATCATATAAATGTGGAGACCTGCCTTTCAATGCTCTTACACCAAGTACTTTTGGTTTAGGAGCATTTGGCAATCTTAAAAATCTTCTAACGTAAGACTCATCGCAACTTAAATATAATCCTAATTTTCTAGCAGTAACAAATTCTTTATTTTCCATGTCTAGTATTCCACAAAGATATAATGTTTGTCATATAGTTTTTATCATGTTCTAAATTTGCAACAATTGGACTTGGTCCAAATGATAGGCAATTGGTACATGATATGTATGCGTCAAACTCTGTAGGTATTTTAATATCTGTACTACCACAGAACGGGCATGGTAGCAAATGTTTCTTTTCTACCAGTGATAATATTGGTTTCATAAATCAGTCCTCCAATCTATTGCTGATGGGTGAAATGGTTTACCATCATTGGTCCATTCAAAGAACTCAACTGTTATCCATCTACCAATATATTTTTCTTTGTTGTGAAATATATGGTATTTATTTTCTATAGTGCCTGGTGCACTAACTCTAAATGAACTTGTGCCAACACTACATTCTAATATTGCCCAACCATCTTTTGATGCTGATATATTAATAACTAAAAACTCTTGGTCCATACTTTTCTTAACTTTAACTAAAGAATTGCTACGTTTACCTGCCTCGTAGCCTTTGTTACCATGTCTAAGTATTAAACCTTCATAACCATCATGTATAGACTCGTCTAATTCATCTTTAAGTACTATGTTAGAAGTCCATGGTTTTGTTGGTGCTATACTTATATGCTCACCCCAGTTAGAGTATTGCAAAATATCCAATCTTGTTTGGTAGTTAACATCTGCAATATAGTCATAGGCAACATATTGTAGCATTACACTATTTGGTTGTTTACGTCTTATTAGACTACCAAGGTCTTGTAGTGGTGTATTATGTATGTACAATTCACCATCTAGCGTCTGACCGGGTTTTAGCTTTATATCTTTTAGTATATGGCCAATAGTTTCTACTGGTTTACCATTACGCGAATAAGCTACTATACCATTACCAGTATTGGTAATCATGCAACGATGGCCATTATATTTCTTTTGAACAAAGCAATTAGAATAGTCTATACCACTTATTTTATCAAACCGTTGTGCTAACATTGGTTTAAGCAAGTCCATAGCATTCATGCCTATGTTTAGTTTTGCTTCTTCTATAGATAGTCTATAACCTCTATCTATTTGTTTACTTATTCTTGACATTATACGAGAGTTAACTTGTTCTGATAGTGTTCTACCAGATTGGTTAACTTCTACTTGCTCTTTTGCTATCTGTATGGCGCCGCCTAGTACACCAAAGTTCATATGTATTATATCATTTTTACTTGATATGCACCAAGTGTATATTTGACCATTAGCCGTTATTTTATATAGTGTATGTTTATTCATAGTAGTATTTTAAAATTTTGTGTTAAAAATGCTATCATTAATCTATCGTATGAAAAGCACTGTCCTTTTCGTTGTATGTTCCAAACATCATCACTTTCACGTTTACCTGATAAATGACGTGTGTGGATTTTCTTTTCTCTTTTTTTATTGTAATTAATAAAATACTCTTTTCTGTCACGTTTAGCCATTATAGTTATCTCACAAAAAGAAGGTGACCGAAGCCACCTTTGAGTGTGCCAAGTTTCGAAGTCACGACTTGGCTACGTGCTACATATTGTCATGCGCACTACTAATTTGGTTTTCTATATTCTCTAATGTTGCATCGGTAAGCACTTCTAGCAAATCTACCCATTCAATACCATGTGTGCCTACTGTTGTTGGGCATCTTACAGCAATTATATCAATCTCTTCTGGTTCATCTGGATAACTACCGTCCCATGGTCCGCTATATACGCCTGGTACTGCTGCTGAATAATCAAAATCAACTTCCATATCAATTCCTGCTACCACAACTTCTATTGTATTCATAAGTCACCTATCTATTGAATGAAGAATATTATATCAAAAATTTAACTTTATGTAAACTTTTATTTTATTTGTGTCCAATACCTATCGCCATTTGCTATCCATAAATCTTCTGCTCTATATACATCTACGTACTCTTCGCTAAAATATATATGTTTACAATTTGTATTCATTAGCATTTTTAAACAGTGCATACATGGTGAGGTTGTTACAAATATTGCTTCTATATTATCTATGTTTGAACATTGCATTAGTGCATTTTGTTCTGCATGTATAGCTTCACATAAGTCTAGTCTTGTGCCAGATGGACTTAATGAGCCCTTACATGGTTCATCTATACAATGTATTAGTTCTTTTGCATTACCATTGTAACCAGAACCAATTATTCGCCAATGGTCATCTACTATAATGGCGCCAACTTTACGTCTAGCACAAGTAGATAGTTCTGCTAATGTATGTGCCATACGTAAATATACAATCTTTTTTAAATAAGTTCGTGGCATGTCAATAACCTATGTTCTGTCTTGCAACATTTTTATCATGCACTTTATTGTACTCTAAATTTATGTTGTCAGGAGTTATACCAACTGCTAAACATATGTTAAGACAAAAACATAGCATATCTATTGCCTCTGAACGTACATTTGGCGTAGATATAAAATCTTTATTGCATAATGCGCTATACTTTTTTGACCATGGTTTAAGTATAGCTTTGTCTCCACCAATGGCTATTAATAATTCTACTACCTCTTCTTGCATACTAAACGCATGACTTTTTATATGTTCACATAGCACACCACTTGGTACAAATGGGTAGTCAGATATATTAATTTCTGGTGTATTTTGCTTTTCTGCTATTAGTTTTTGTAATTCTTGTTGTTTTCTTAGTATACTATTCATAAGTCACCATTAAAATAGCCATCCTTGGCCGTTAGCGCTATATTGCGTTTATTTGAGATAGTAGTTCTTTGCGCAAATTTAGATATACATCACTACCAGGAAACTCGTCGCGGCCTTTAGGGTGCACAAATTGGTCAGGGTGCCAATCAAATAAATCATTCTTTTGGTTAGGTGGAAATATATTAGTTTTGCCTGCTTTGCATTGTGATACATAGTATAAGTCTGGCTTATTAAAATCTACCAATCCTTTTAAGAATGGGTATAGTTTTAATACTTCTAGCCATAGTTTCATAGCCACTACATTATCGACAGTTGTTTGTATTTGCTCATCGGCCCGCATTTGGCAATAACCAATTAAGTCTTTTATACAACATCTGGTAATATAAAAATGGTCCATGCATCGTGGCATAATAGTTCTGGCATCTAGGCAATTAACTTCACCAGAGTCCATCATGTCTACATATAGACTATGCGCGCTTCTTACTATAGACTTATACCTATCATAAAATTCTTCATTGGCCATTATACCAGGAGTTACCACACAAAGATCGTCGCGCATGTCTCTATCGGCGTGTGTTTGTGCAGAAAAAGAAAACAATCTATGTCTGATAAGATGTGTTGTATCAATCATGTTAAGGCCAGCAACAGTCCATGTAATACCAATAGTCTCCATACCAGTTGGTAATATTTTACCAGCAAATAAATCTTTAATGCATTGGTCAATAGCGTCATCATTAAACTCATAGCGCAAATTGTCATTCCAAGTGTTCATCATAAACACAGATATAGTTTTTCTAAATTCTGCTATAGATGGTGCACCAACAATCTTAACATCAATATTATTAAGTTGTTCTACAAATTCAAGATGTCCTGGCTCACCAAATTTAAGTGTTGTGTGCATTGCTTCATGTTCTGTATTATTATTTTGTGGCATTTTGTTCTCCGATTATTGTATGCGCCATTTGCGCATAATGTGCTATTTTAATTAAGTCTAGTTGTTCTTGGCCGGATCTACTATTCTTACCAGCTCTAGCTAGATATCTTTTCATGTTACGAACACAATCTTCTAAGTTATAGTCTGATGCAATATCTTCTCCTTTGTCACCATATTGTGGTATAGTATAAGACTCTATATGAGAACTTACTTCATCTGCAAATCCTAACCATTCTTTATTTCTTACTGATATTTTTACATCTTTTAAATTCATGTAGTTCACCTTCTAATTTATAAGCTCGATACGTAGCATCTTCTACTACACTTTTAAAATATGCGTTATTGCCCATATTTACTTCACCTTGTGCATATTGTATTACTTGTAGTGTATCTGCATACTTTACAATCTTTGACTCTACAGACGTTGCGTCTTTATACTCTTTCCAGAGTTCGTATGCAACAGGTGAAAATTCATTTTTTGCAATCTTTGCCTCTACTGCTTCTACTGCCCTGGCTATACTTGGATATGCTCTTTTGGTAGCTACAGTAATATCATCTGTATATGACTCAGTCCAATCATGTGATATGGCCATGCAAGTAGCATGACCTATATTAAACTCATAGTCATCATATAGCTTCATTACTATTGATGCTACAAAAAATGAATGTTCTGCAATACTTTCATCATGTATTCTTGGTATTACAGAATACCTTTTTATATGCGCCAAATTTAACATTTGCATATAAAAATCTTGAACAGACTTCATTCTATTTCACCACGATTTAGTCCATCATCTAAAAAGTCACCAAAATGCGCAAAGCACCTCATTGACTCTGCCAGTTCATCTAACGTATATGCCACAGCACCAGACGCAGCTAACATAAGATTAAACTTTTGGCCTGGTTCTCTACCAATCCAAACGTATATTATTGGTTTATCATTGGCGAATGCATAACCTGCCTCCCACATAGTACCAACGTCTTTGCCATTAGTAATAACGACTAATAGATCACAAGAGTCTATAGCATTGCAGTTGCCAACTAATACGTCCATAGCAGATGACTCACCAGGTATAAATAGGTTTTCATCTTTTGGTGAGAAGTAAGGTACGCCTGATTTTAATACTGTAGTCTTTACAGCTTCAAGTAATTCCATTTGTTCTGGTGTAAACCAAGGTCCTGCTATATATGCTATCATTCTTCTTCTCCCATTAAATACTCCCAATCATCTGGACAAAGTCCGGTTTTTATAAATTCTCTTTCGTCTGCACTTATATTAGGCATAGCTTCTTGTATTACTTTACCATGTAGCCATTGAAACATTTGTTCTTCTGTTATGTCAATGTCTAATGACACAGTTACTTTAGTTACTGGTGATGTTCTTGTTATTAACATGTTAGTTCCTATATTTGCATCATCTTATGATGATGGTCTATTATATCATAATTATACTGATAAGAAAACTTTTATTTTAAAAGACTGTCTAGTAATGCGTCTTGTAGTTCTGCCTTGCCTTCTAGTACCGTCATTATTTTTTTATCTACAGTGTTTTCTGCAACTATATGATGTATAGTAACAGCGTTCTTTACACCTTGTCTATGTACTCTAGCGTTTACTTGGTCGTATAGTTCTAAATCGAATGTTATACTATACCAAACTATGTCATGACAACCACCATCTTGCATATTTAGTCCATGACCGCCAGCCTTGGGTTGTATTAATAATACTGGTAGTTCACCTTTATTCCACTTTTCTACTACAATCTCTAACTCTTTACCTGACACTCCTCCACCAATGCGTGGTGCATTTTTAAATGTTGATTGTAGTTTATGCAAATCATGGTTAAACTCATATACAACTAACAGAGGTCGACCACCAAGTGAGTCTACCAATTCTTCTAGCGCAGATAATTTTTCATTGTGTATGTTTAAACCTTCTTTGTCATCATTATATAGCATACCATTAGCTATTTGTTTTAGTTTAGAAGCTTGTGATGCTGCGTTCATAGCAGTGATTAAAGTTTCATCTTCTATTTGTGATATAAAGTCATTTTTTATGTCTTTGTATAGCTTTAATGCGTCAGTCGGTAATTGCACCAATATAGTATTATATAGTTTTTCTGGTAGTTCTAATTCATCTGTACTTTTATGCATTACTATATCGTTTATAGCAGTATAGATTTGGTCATCGGCACCGTCTCTCATTATATAGCTAAACCCATCATAACTTGGTATAAACCATTGTCTGCGAAACGCTGATATGTTCTTACCAAGTCTTTTACCGCTGTCTAATATAAATATCTGTGACCAAAGTTGTAATAGGCCATTTGGCGCTGGTGTACCTGTTAGTATAAGTTTTCTTTTAAATAGTGGTAGTATATGTTTTAGCATTTTAAAACGTAATGATGAATGGTTTTTAAACAATGTAGACTCATCGCATACTAGCATAAATTTGTACTTAATAAATAATTGCATGTGGTTATTTACTAGCCAGTTTATACCTTCTGGGTTTATTAAATATATATCATGCTTTTGTCTTATAATGGTGTCTTTCTCTCTACCATGTAATAAACCAATAGAAAAAGGAAAGTTCCACTTTTCTGACTCTTGTCGCCATACCATATAGCACACTCTTAAAGGTGCTATTATTAATACTCTATCTACAACTCCTGCTTGCTTTAATTTTAATATCGCACTAAGTGTTATACTAGTTTTGCCTAACCCTGGTGGTAAAAATAATCCTGCACCTTGATGTGATAATACCCAATTTATGCCATCTTGCTGATAGTTATGTGGTTTAAAGTTACCCATTATTCAACTCCCAATTTTGTGATGTTTTTCAGCAAACTTAACGCCTTCATAGAAGGCTAAGGTTGTTATATGCACACCTTGTGGAAAGCCTACCCATATTTCTTCATTACTCAAAGGCTCAAGTTTTGGTGGTGCTGTATAGAGCAAATCACCATCCTTTAAGTCTCTATGTCTACATGTCAATTTAACTGTATGCTCAGAGTTGTCGGGGTATCCTCCAATAGTTATTACAATACCAACAGGCTCTTGCTCAGGTTGGGCGAGAAGTTCTTCAGCGTCTGCTATTAATAAAAGCCAATCACTATATGTCATTTGAAAACTACATAATTTCTCAATCATCTCTCTTTCTTTACTCATTACCACCTCCAATGCCATGTGCTTTTTCTACTCTTCTTATCCATCTAATGACGTATCTGACTTGATGATCGTCCATATTTTCAACAACCCCTTCTTTATCAAGAGCATATATAACATCTTCTGTTAAGGGTTTGGGTGGTGCAAACTCATTGACCCCTTGTCTAAACCCTTTCCCATACCATTCAATCTTTGTTTCTGCTAAAAGAGGCTCAGGCTCTTGCTCAGGTTGGGCGAGTAGTTCAGTTATTCTAATTTGAAGGTTTCTCCCTGCTGTCCCATTGATAGGGTTATCAAGCATCAATCTACATTCCTTTAACAACTCTCTTTCTTTACTCATTTTAATATGTCCTTTATAAATGTATCTACTTGTTCTTTTGAACTTATTACTTTATAATTTCTAGTGTACTGTAATAAAATCTTTTCAAAATGTTCTTGTATTTTAGAGCGTATACCAGTTGTGGATTTTAGTTCTACAAACCAAACTTGGTTGTTTAGAAAAACTATCCTATCTGGCACACCTTTCATATTTGGACTTACCCATTTAGGACATATTCCGCCAACTTTTTTAATTTCATTATATAGATAATTTTCAATCTTAGATTCTATCATAATATGATCCAAATCAATACGAGGATTAACCCTGTTGAATGAAAAATAAAAATCTATATCAATCTATAGATTAAAAATTATCATTGAACAGGGTCGATATTTTATTCGTAAGAATTACATAAATGTTTTACATAGCAATACTTACAATACTCATGAGGAGTTGGATTATATGTAGTATCATTGTGCATTATGTTTGCACGTCTTTCCCAGTTTGCTATATCTTTTGCTAAATTTTCTCTATTAAACGTATAATCTACAACTTGACCATTGTTTAGATACCAAAATTCTACGTCTACTTCATTTACGTCAGGGTTAAGTATCATGTGCACGTTAGCATATAATCTACCTTGGTTTATATGGTCGTCATATACTTTACCAGTTTTGAAATCTACTATATAGTTATCTACTCTGGCATCTAACTTTAATCTTAACCAAGCATTTTTATCGGCCCAACCATCTGGTATTAATTGCCAATCTTTACTTAATACAAACGTTTCTTCTGGTATAGCTTTTAACTCTAATAGTTTAGCAAATTCTTTTCTAAATTTGCCAAGCACTGGTGGCAGTACATCATATTTACCAAGTAAATAGTTTTCTGCCAGTAGATGCGCATCATTACCTTTTGACATATGGTAGGATGGCGGTTCTGGCATTTTAATTACCTTTCTATACATATGTGCATGAGCACATTTTTCATAGCCAGATAGTTGAGAGTATGACCAAGATTTTTGTTTACTCATCTACGTATGCCTCCATCTTACCTAAGTTAATACCTACGGCGCCGTCTGAGCATAGTGGAACATCCCAACCTGGTATATCGTCCATTGCCCATTTTAATAGTTTCATTTCATCATGTGCAAAATCTTTATGTACTTCAATGACTATTTCGTCATGAACAGTCATTAATAAATTACCTTTCTTATTAGGATGGTAAAAATATCTTATCATTGCTTCTTTAGTCATATCTGCAGAAGAGCCTTGAATTAGTACATTGCCTAATTTATAATAAAACTCTTTGCGTCTACCAGTGTGCAGGTCATGTGAAGGTGGTTCTACCAAGTATGATCTACCTCCCCATGTACGTATCTTTTTGCCAGATCGTGCAAGGTTTTCTATATCTTTCATTAAGCCTTTAAATTCTGGCAATGCTTCATCGTATACTCTAAAGAATGTTCTTGCTTGTTCTACTGGTATTTTTAGTCGTTCTGCCAATTTAGCAGGTCCGCCACCGTATAGTTTTAAGAAGTTAATCATTTTAACTGGTGTGCGCGATAGATGATGGCCAGTCATTTCTTGTATAAGATTATCCACAAATGCATGTACATCCATCTTAGGGTCATCTTGGTAGGCTTTAAGAATAGAGCCTTCTGCGTAATGTGCAACTACGCGTAACTCTTGGCCCGAAAAATCTCGTTTTATCAGTACCATACTATCATCTGATGGTACTATCAAAGATCGCACAGATGGCATAGCATTTATTGTAGAGTCATCTTCTGCGTATAAAGTAAAGTTATCGCCAGAGTCTTTTGGTAATTGTTGAATGTTACTAGAAAATCTACCTGTTCGTGTGCCAAAGTCATCTTCTGACCTTGTCTGGTTATAATATGGATAAAACTTAAATCCGTATAGTGATGATGACTCTGAGAATGGTTTAAGGTATGTGCCAATAAATTTTTGTAGTTTACCTCGTAATTTTAATATGCTAACTAGTTCTTTGTCTGCAATCATGTCTTCCAAAAAATCTTTACCATATCGCGGATTGCCTTTTGGTGTATATTCAATTTTTGACTCGTCAATTAAACCTTTACGTCTTAGTACATTGAACATTGCTTTTGAACCAGGTTTTTCGCCATCACCGTATGCAGTTAATTGTAAATCTTGTAGTTCAAACGTTTTTTCTAATTTAGCTCTTATATCATGTATGTCTTTTGATATATTAATACCACGAGCTTCCATGTCTATTACGATTGGTAATACAGCCATTTCTCTATTGAACGCTAATTCAATATGTTCGCCATTTAGCACGTGTGACTCTAAGTATTTATATAGCGCATATGTCATGTCTACGTCTGAACATGCATAAGGACCAACTAATTCTGCTGGTGCTTTACATATATCACGACCAGGTTTGTGCCCATTTTTTATTAGCCAATTATTTAATTTAGACTGATCATCTGGTGGCATATTACAATATTTCTCTGCCAATGGTTTTAAACTTAATGATGCCTCACGAGCGTCAATTAAGTAGGCCATAATCATAGTGTCTATAATTCTTGATGGCTCTGGTACTGGTAAATTGAACCATTCTAATGCTACTCTTAAATCAAACTTAGAGTTATGGCACATAATCTTTTCGTCAGATAGCCATACTTCATTTAATATATTTTGTGCGTCTAATTTACAATACTCATTAATACCAGGATGGTTCCATGATATGTATATTGACTTCTTGCCATCTTGTTTTAATGCAAAGCCACATGGCTCTGGTGACTTGTTACTACCATTAACTATTCCTGCTGTTTCAAAATCTAATGTATACATACTTTCTCCTAGGCATAAAAAAGGGCCATAACCTTTACGATTATGACCCATTTATTTGTGTTGCATCCAAAATGGTATGGATGACTAACTATTGGTGATTCTATGACATTTTACTTTTCTTTGAAGATGTAGCAACTTCTTCTGATGCAGTGTAACCAGATACGTCATAAGGTATTGCAACCGTGTCGGCAAATTCGGCCAATCTGGGTGCTATAGCATTTATATAATTACCATCTATGGTATTGCTAAATGTTGGCACAATCTGTGGCCATGTACTATCATCATCAAATGATAGTGTTGTAACAACTGCCCATATTGGTAGTTTCTTAACTGTTGCTAAACCTTTAGAATATCTAGCATATGCCTTTAGCGATGTTGGTGCTATATTGATAATAGCCAAATTAACTAAATCTGGTACGCCATCTGTTACAGCAGCAACCAATAATCGTCTACCATTTCTACAAGCTTTGCCTTTACCATTGTTTGATGAACCAAATTCATTCATTGGACACTCACCACAAGATGTGGCTTGTACAACCGGTGATGACGCATCTGGTACTAAATCATTGCTAGATACGTTGATTGCAAAACATGCAGGAGGACTAATAGTGTCTGGGTCATAAGGACGATCGTAATATGAATGGTCAAATACATCTGCCAATATTACTACGTTTAAGATATTGCCAAGTTTCTCTTCGCCAAGGGTAAATTTCTTACCTTTAACTGACATGAAAGGTATTATAGATACCTCTGCTTCACCTTGGTCTTGTGCTGCTTGCGCAATAAGTGCCATAGTCTCAGCGTCTAAGCCAGCTATATCATTTGCGTTTGTTTTTACTATCTCGTTCATTTTTTGTTCCTATTGATTAGTGGTGCTCATTTACGGTAGAGCACCATGACCGTCATTCTATTATACTTCTACTGTTGCCGCTACTGGTGAGTCAACTTTTGTGTATGTTGCATCATTGTAATTAGCAATACCATCCTTAATTAATTTAGGACGAATCGTGCGCCATGCAATGTCTGCGTCATCTGATTTGTTTTCACCAGTAATGATTTTTTCAATGCCTTGAGCAGCAATAGCGGCAGTCAATGTTGTATATACAACACCATTAGCCTCTACACCAAATGTTTGTCTTGGACCACTAGTACCACCTTTGTTACCTTTACCAAAAGATGCCAATGTTGCTTTAGCAGCGTCAATAATAGTTTCTGGTAAATCAAGACCGCGTAAAGTAGTATAAGTGATGATGGCGTTCTTTAGCTCTTCGCTAATACGTTCATCGTCAATCAATACAGATAGTGTATCAGTTTCTAATGCTTCTGTTAATGCTTTGCGTTCGTTGAACTTAGGTTCTTTAGGAGCCTTAGGTTCTTTTGGTTTCTTTACTGCTTTTACTTTAGCAGGTTTGTAATTAACCAAGTTTTGATGTGCACTAATTGTTGCGCCAGCGTCATCACCAAGTGCACCTTGTAGTGCAATATAAACGGTAATTAATGTAGCCAATTTTTCAGTTGTTTCTTCGTCATCTTTCAATACAGAAAGATTAGCAAGTACGTAATCTGATTCTAAAGCAGCGACTAACAAATGTTGTTCTTTAGTTAGTACAACTTCTTCTGTAACTACTTCTTCTGCTTGATCGTTTGACTCAAATTTGTTCTTAGCCATGATGGCCTCCTAATCAGTTAATATGTTAATATGTTATTTAGAATGAGATCATATTATATCTCATTCTGACTGTGTTTAAAACTATTATTTTCGATATTTTTAATCTTTTTTTATTCTCCAAAAATATCGAATAAAGTATCGTACAAATCACCTGATTCAGTTTTAGCTATGTCTAGTACTATTAAGTTAGCGTCACACTCTCTATCTTCGTCGTCACCAGGTTCTTTGTTATCATCTACTTCAGTTATAAGGACCACAGTTGCACACCTATCTCGTGTGCAGTAAAACCTATCACTATGCCTGTTATTATTGCTAAATACATTGCATACTGGTATAAGTATACCTTTCGTTCAAGGTCACGAGTTTTTTTCTTGAACTCAATTATAACTTCATTAAATCTTTGGCTACGTTCTTTTTCTTGTTTAGTCATCATTACATCCAACCTTTCTCTGCTGAGATTTGTCTTAATATAGTGTATAGTGTGCCATTTGCGCAATACTCTAAATCATAAAGTTCAACAGGATTTAGTTGTCTTGCCATGTCACCAATTCGTTCTGCTTGTGCGTCAGTCATATCGTGCTCTAAGAATATAGCTATTGCCATTAACTTTTGTGTTAAACTCATGCTCCTTCTCCATTCATTAGATGTAATAAATCTTCGCTTATTATTTCGGTATATAGTTCATCACCATTTAATAGTACGAATTCTAATACATCAAACTCTTTAGCCATATCTGGCAAATCTTTAATAGAGCAGTATGGCCCGCCTACTATTTTAAAGTCTTTGCCAGATTGCCAATCCTCCATATTAGTTTGTCTACCATACGCACCTTTTAGTTTAAGGCCGCTTACTTCTAGTACTGTTACTTTTCTCATTGTATTGCTCCGATTGATTTGTTAATATCGGCACCAGATGGCTTTGGTGCTGATATATTATAATCTTTTTAAACTTAGATGTAAACTTTTATTTTTTCTTTTTATCACCAAATATTTTCTCCCAATTCTCGTTATACTTATCTTGGTCTGTTGGACGTCTACTACTACCTTTACTCATATTAGCTCCTAGAACTTGTGTCGTTTCATAAATATTTCTTCAACTCTTTCAACCTCTCTACACATATCTGCTGGTGTAGAGTTTTCAAACTCTGAGTCTTTCTTAACGTACCAATTACGTGACTTAGGTGTGCATGTAGTACCATTGATCTTACGCTTTATGCGTCTACCTGACTCATTGTTATCCCATCTAGTCCAGCCATTATCTTGTAGCCATACAATGATTTTGGTTGTACCATACTTGTCACCATCTGCACCAAGAACTGTCCTAACCATTTCTGGTAGTGCTACCAAGTACGGTTCTAGTAGCTCCTCGATTTTTATCTCGTTATCGCTTTGAGTCACGTTTAATAACTCGTCGAAGTGCCTGGTGCGATATGGTCGTATGCCTGGCTTAAATTCCGATAGGTCATATCTTAATAGGTAATCAAACAGATACGATGCTCCATTCTTATCTAACCAACTATCAAAATAGTCTGTTTGTTGTTGCTCTGTCATCACGTTCGGCGATCGTAGTACGAATGCTCTACGTTCATCTTTGGTAAACTTCATGGCGTCTATGTTGTTGGTGATTACCAAGACGTTGCACAGGTTGTGCTGCATTACCTTGCCCTTACACTTTATGTTCAACATCTGCATTGAGCTAGACTCCGCAGCTGTTATGCGTTTATAGAAGTCTATTGCCTTACCTCTTAGCCCAGATGCTTCTGATATCTGTAATAACTTGGTCTGATATAGGCCGTCGTCATAGTCACCTTGTATATCTTTATTACCAATGATCTTATACGCCGAACCTAATATAGAGGCGATCGGTCTGAACAGAGCGTCCTTACCAGCACCAGATATACCAAGAATGATCGGTTGCCATGACGTCCTCTTGTCTGGACACTGCACAGTGAACGCTAACCACCATAGCAATGCTCGTCTGTAGTCCTCTTCTGGTATTACATGCGCTAGATGTGTCAACCATGGCTCTATGTTACCTTGAGTTGGCTCAACAGCAAACCCTCGCCATGTGTTCAGCAGTCGTCTACCATCTTGCATGACTGTGCGCTTCTGTTGATGATGCGGCACAGGATACCAAGTGTAGTCAGCTACCTGGTTGAAGCCTGATTGCTTTGGTAACCATGTCGCCAGTCTAGGCTTGTTGTCTTTAGTGCCAGGAAACTCTACGATGTTAGAGATATTGAGTGAGTCGGCAGACAGTTCCGTCATGTCATTGAAGTCGAACCAAGTGTTCGTTGCTCTGATGTGGTATATATTATCTAGTATGTCTTTATACTTATTAGCTTCACGTGACGATATAGAATTGATGATTGCTTGCAACTCTTCTTGTGGTAGTGGTGTCTGACATAGCGTGTTATTATATGTGTACATCAAAGCACTGACCTCTACCAAGGTATGCCCTTGGCCGAACAGGTAACCACATAACTTAGTAAGTTCAGAGTTACGTTGGCCATCTGGTATATGTGTAGGTATCTCGTACCTATCTGATGATTGCTTAGATGATGACGACTTGTTGTTACCAAAGAACGATGTAAGTTCTTGGTACGAATACGTTGTTGCTGGGTCCCAATAAGTTAGATGTACCTTGAAGTCTACCTTATCTGGCTCATTCTTACCATTGACACCAGATGGTAGTCGTACTAGACGGACTATACCATGTGCGGCAGCGTCTGTATACCCAGAGTTTATAAGGTGCGTTATTAATGCTTTAGCTTTATTGATGTCTGTTTCTGGAGTTGTAAGGATATAGCCATATTGAAAATTACCAGGTGAGCTTTGTATGATGTATGAAGGCGGAAGAGAAGGAGTCTCTGCCTTAGTACCAACGTCATCACATACCAATACATTGAGTGATGTGAAGTTATCGTTTTTACGAGTTTGTTCTGTAACTGCACATATAGCGTAGTATAGCGCATGGTTTTTGTTAAGTTCGTTAGGTTTGATGTACCGAAATCTTTGGTCACATTGGAATGAATTTAAGTCTGGAAATATTGTTGATAGAAACTCTGCATTACTAATATTGTCTGTTGTCATATAATCCCACCATCTATGGTGCCTTGCCATTAAAAGAGTCTACCATGTGACCAGATAAAGTACTGCCTTACCAAATGTATTGGTAGGCAGCATTTAAATAGGCAGGATAGAATAGAGGACTGTACCACCAATTAATCATGTTGGTGATAATCTTTTACGATGTTGATTAGACATCCTATAAGATGTACACATTATATCATATTTTTTACTTGATGTCAATTATTTTTTATTGATTTTATTACCAATATGTGATACTATATATCATGTCTTAGAAAAGCTTGTTGAGAACCAGGTGAACATGTGGAGAACTAGGAATGGTTCTCTTTAAGAGCGAGATAAGTTATTGATTTATAAGAAGAAATAGTTAAGTGAACCAGGTGAACCAAAATTATATATATTGATCTAGTCTGAGAATGATATTTATGTATAAAACGGAGCCAGATTGAACTGGTTCACCGGTTCTAAATCGAGAATTTCTCTTATAAATCAATGACTTACGGGTGAACCTCAATTGTTCACTTGTTCACCTTTTACTGGTTTTTTCATTGATTTTTCATTGGTATTTAATCATTTTTAGAGGTTTTTTCATGGTAGAAGTAGTAGATTGGAAGAAAATAGAACGAGACTACCACAGTGGTGTATTGGCTGAAAAGAGAGTAAAGGCAGGCCTTAGAGCCGAAGAGTTGAGAGAAAAGCTCGACCCTGAGTCGGCAGTCATTGGTCTGTTAGAACTTGGTCATCAAGCCAAATCTTGTAGCATCGAGGATTTGCCTAGGTTAAAGTTTCAGGCTGAAGTACTCACCACTATATTGCGCAAGTGTATGCCTGACTTAAAGACATTGGAAATCAAAGAAAAGAGTAGTTCTGCAACTACCCTAATCATTGACATGAAGCAATAGGACATCCATGTCCTTGGTTGTTATAGTTGGATGAATGTAAACTCACCAAAGATTGATATGCCAGACTTCTTCAAGTCGGCTCTAATCTTGAACCAGTTCTTGGTGCCTTTATCTTGTATCCCAACTGCCGCCATACCCTTGCATATGGATTGGTATACTACGCCATTGACTGTTATGCCGATCTGGCGTTGATTAATTTTCTTCTCGCCCTTGGACTCGTCAGTCTTGGGCTCTTCTTTACGTTGTTGCTCTTGGTCCTTACGTTGTTGCTCAGCTTCTCGCTCCTGTCTTGCCTTCAGGTTGGCTTGACGTTTAGCCTCAGCTGCTACTTCACGGTTGATTGTCTGAGCATCCATCATAACGTATGATGGTTGGTTAACTCTTGCCTTGGCTTCTTCACGGTCCATGCCGTGTACTTTGATCCAGTAGTTGATGTTGTTCTTAACGGTTGCAAGGTCTCTGTGTGCTTGAGTGCCGTCAGTTGCTGTTTGTCTTTTAGTGCTCATGGTATACTTCCTTATTGATTAGATTGATTAGGTGGATTTCTTGAATCCGAGGCCATTATTTCACACAATTCTGGGCATGTCAAATTTATTTTTCATTTAAGTTAAATTAATTGTAAGCCATTGATTTGCAACGACTTTCTGACTTGAGTGAACCAACAATGGACTTCTCTCGCAACTGGGTGGGGGCTCTATGACGAGGACAATGACAGTGATGAACCTCTGATATAAAATGCAATCTCAAAAAAAATTTTTTGCAAACCTCTGATATAAAATGCAATCTCAAAAAAATTTTTTGCAAAATCTAAAAAAATAAAACGTAAAACTAAAAAAATAAATAAAATAATTCTTGACTATACTACTTATATATGATATAATTCATTATAGTAAGTGAGGTTATATGGCAGAAATGATTTACACTCCATCAACAACTGGAAGAAAGTTCCACGAAGCTAGAGATATTGACTCGGGCTTTGTGCGTGCATTACTTGGTCCAATTGGTAGTGGTAAGTCTGTCACATGTGTTTTAGAGTTATTAATGATAGCTATGGAACAAGAACCTGACAAAGAAGGTATTAGACGTACTAAGTTTGCTATTATACGTAACACGTATCGTGAACTATTAGATACAACAATAGCAACCTTCTTTACATGGATACAAGAAGACTCTGGTCATTTCTCAAGTCTAAATATGGTGTTCACAATGGAACAACCATTAGCTGATGGCACTATGGTGCATTCAGAGTTTCTGTTCAGAGCACTAGATAAGCCAGATGACATTAAGAAACTACTATCATTAGAGATTACAGCAGCTTGGATAAATGAGGCTCGCGAGATTTCTAAGAGCGTGATGGACATGGTACAAGGTCGGGTTGGTCGCTATCCTCCACCAGTGCTTGGTGTACAACCTACGTTCTTTGGTGTAATACTAGACACTAACCCACCTGACTCAGACCATTGGTGGTATACTCTTTTTGAAGAAATACAACCAAACAATCATAAGTTATTTACACAACCTTCAGGTATATCCGAGGAAGCTGAGAACATAATAAACCTGCCTCGTAATTACTACAAGAACATGATGGCAGGCAAGACACAGGACTGGATTAATGTATATGTTAAAGGTATGTATGGTTTTATAGCAGATGGTAGACCAGTATGGACAGAATATAATGACCAGATACATTCATCATCTGAGACGTTTGTTCCTGACCCTACTCGTACATTATACGTTGGTATAGACTTTGGTTTAACACCAGCTGCAGTTATAGGTCAAACTACTGCATCTGGTAGAATGGTAGTCTTCGACGAGCTATGTACGTTTGACATGGGCGCTATGTCTTTTGGCAGACTGCTTCATGAGAAGTTATCTACTACATACCGTGACTTCAAGTCTATGGAGATATACGCCGACCCTGCTGGTGCACAAAGAGCACAGACGGACGAGATGACACCGTTTATGATACTTGCCAATCAAGGTGTTAATGCATGGCCTACATATACTAACGACTTTACTATACGCAGAGAAGCAGTTGCAGACTATATGATGCGACTAGACTTTAATGGTAAACCAGCCTTCTGTGTATATTCGTCAGCATCTACAGTTCGTAAGGCTTGTGCTGGTGGCTATAAATATAAACGTATGCAGGTATCAGGACAAGAACGATACCAGGACGTGCCAGACAAAGGTAAGTACTCTCATGCTGGTGACGCCATGCAATATCTGTTTCTAGGTGCAGTTGGTGGAGACAGAGTTGTTGGTGGGTATGGAGACAAGAAGATTGACTATTCGTATTCTAACTTAGGTATTATATAATGTTTTATAATTACCAATATGAGATATTGAATAAACCAAAAAAGACCTTTCATGAAAAAAGAGAGTTAGTAAAACAACTTATTAAACTTAAAATTAGAGGCAATATAATGGCTAAATCTAAAACTTCACCAAAGAAACCTATGCCAATGCCTGGCAAGAAAAAAGGAGCATGCTAATGGCTGGTAAAATATACAAAAACTCATTTAAATTAAATGACGCGTGGGGTGATGGCCGTAGAGCCGCACAGACTGGTCAATTAGTAGGAACCAATCCTTTTATTTCTGGTATTCCTGCATATCAAGCATGGATAGACGGTTTTAATAATACTTTCGCATAATGTCTACATTTGATAAGTTTTTAGAATCATTAAATCCTATCGGCAGTGCTGAAGCTAGTCCACTAGTGGCTGGCATGAAAGGATATGATTTTGCTAAAGCACAGTCAGCCGCATTAGCTTTTGGTAAAGGTGCAACTGACAAAGAAGTGTGGAAAAAGTTTGGATTATATAAAAATCCGATGTTAAATGGTAGTACTGCTTTATTAGGTGAGATACCAGATAACAATGCTAAACTAAATGGTGCAACTGAAATTAGTCCTAACGTTATTAATTTTTTAAAGCAATCAGTTGGACTAACTGATAATTATGATACTAAAAACGTCGAATTAGGTAGAATTGGTGTTAAAGAACATCGCAAAATATCAGACGTACTAAACCATCCTGAACTATTTAGTAATAGTCCAGATTTAGTTGGTGTACCTTTAACTACTGAAAAGTATACTAATAAAACACTACCTGCAAAAAGAGGTCAGACTGATATTGATCTTAAAAGACAATTAGAAAGTGGACCACTTAGTACGTTACCTAGTCCTATGGCATTATACAATACAATTAAAGAACTTAATAGTCCATTAATAGCATATCCTTCAGTATCTGTAAATTACGCTAATAACGATCAACTATTAAGTACATTGTTGCATGAGTTAACGCATGCTACTCAATACAAATATGGATTAGGCCAAGGTGCCAATAGTAGCGAAAACGATTTTGAAACTTATTATTCGGCACCAGGCGAACAACAATCTCGCATGACACAAGCCAGAGCATTAATGTCGCCACAAGAGCTTGCAGATGAGTCTCCAAAAACAACTATGGAACGATTAATGAGATTGCATAAAAATGAAAAATAAATTATCTGAGAGCGACATTCTTGCTATTATAGCAAATGAACTTAGTAATGCTAATATCACTACTTCAAGTCCAGCAATGCTACAAGACCCACTTATGTACTATCTTGGTTTACCAAATGGTACAGAGCAAGAAGGTCGTTCATCAATAGTATCTACAGATATTGCAGATGCTATTGAGTGGATAATGCCTCAAATAATGAAGTCATTTACTCAAAACAATGAGGTAGTGGTATTTGACCCAGTTAGTGAAGCAGATGAGCTACAAGCTAGTATAGAGTCTGAGTATGTATATGACGTACTAATGAAACAGAATGATGGGTTTGTACTAATACATCAATTTGTAAAAGATGCACTTATGCAACGTAATGGTATGCTTAAAGTGTACTATGAAGAATCAGTAGAAACAAAAGTATATAACTATACTGGATTGACAGAGGATCAGTTGCATATAATTGTAGCTGATAAAAATACAGAGATAAAACAATTAACTCCTAATCAGTATATTGATGAGCAAGGACAACCACAAGTAATATATGATGCCAAACTATCTGTTACTAACAGAGATGGCAGTGTAAAAATTGATGGTGTAGCACCTGAAGAATTTAGAGTCAATTCACAACATAATTCTATTGACTTATCAAATGCTAGATTTACAGCTCAAATAGTTAATAAGTCATTGTCAGATTTACGTGAAGAAGGATTTAAACAATCTGAAATTGAAGACATTGCATCATCTGACTTAATACGTTCATCATACCGTTTCAACTATCAAAACGAACCAACTCTTATACCATCAACACTTTCACAAGATGATGCTAATAAACTAGTTGAAATTGGTGAATGTTATATGAAACTTGACATGGATGGTTCAGGTATAGCAGAACTTATGAAAATAACTGTAGCAGGTGTAGAACCTCCTACAAAAATACTTAGTATTGAGTCTATTGATAGTAGTCCTTGGATTGCCACAACTGCTATTTTAATGTCACACAAGTTTCAAGGATTATCAGTATATGATAGACTTAAACAAATTCAAGACAACAAAACAGCAATTATCCGAAACATTATGGATAATATGTACTTACAAAACAATCAACGAAACGTTATTCTTGAAGGTCAAGTTAATCTTGATGACCTTCTTGTCTCTCGTCCTGGCGGCCTCATTAGAGCTAAACGACTAGATGCAATACAACCATTAGCTACACCACAAATTGGCGATGCAGCTTTTAGTATGATGCAATATCTTGACGAAGTTAAGGCAGGACGTATAGGTGTATCTGCTGATGGTACTGCCTCACCAGAGAATATAGGCGATAGAGTAGGTTCTCAGGGCGTCGAGAGAATGATGAATGCCAAAGAAGAATTAATTGGTTTAATCATTCGTGTTATATGCGAAACTGGTATTAAACCATTATGTAATAAGATTCGTGATATAGTAACACAACATGTTGATACAATACAAGACTTTCAGTATCGTGGTCAATGGGTTAAAGTTAATCCATCAGAATGGCCAAAACGCACTAAGAGTTCAGTACGTGTAGGAACAGGTACCGGTGATGTTAGTGCTAAGTTGGCTGCTATTCAACAGATACAAATGGTACAAGAAAAAATTATGGCCATGCCTGGTCAGGCATTAACAAATCCATCTAAAATATATGCAACACTTGATGACTTCTGTAAGTTTTCAGGTCTTAATGGCGCTAGTAAATATTTTATTGACCCATCTTCACAAGAGGGTCAACAAGCACAGCAACAAGCATCACAAGGTTCTCAACAGCAACAGCAACAGCAACAACAACAACAGTTAGAGCAAATAAGGCAACAAGCTGAGATTGCAAAGTCTGCGACTACTACTGCTGAAGCTCAAATGGCTAATGTGCAATTAAAAGGACAAGTTGAACTTGGTAAACATCAACGTGAAATGGAAAAACAAACTTCATTAGCTGAAATAGCCAGTCTAAAAATGCAGTTAGAACAGTTAATTTTATTAGGCAAAAGCAATAAAGAACAAAGTGACCTTAAATTTAAATATGATGAACTCGAAGTAAGAACAGCACTTGAACTAACTAAACTAGAAGCAACTACTCAGGCAAATGAAGAGACTAATTTTAAAGCTAACGAAGAAGCAATTGATAAAGATTTAGGCGATAATGCAACTGAAGAGACATCTGAAGTTGAGTCTAAAACACCAACTACTTCAGGTATTGAGACTGAAAAATTAGTTGGTATGATGGATAATGTAGTTAAAACACAAAATGCTATGTTTGATGCTTTGCAAACTATATCGACGTCTAAATCTACTCCATCAAAACCTGTGCACGTAATACGGGATGATGAAGGCAATATTTTAAGATTGGAGTAAACAATGGCTGGCTCTGCAACATCTATAATTAGTTTAGGAAGCACACCAGATAATAGTTTTAGTGTAACTATTACTGATACTAATGTAACTGCTACAAGTTACGTTGAAGCATTTGTAATGGTTGACTCAACAGTTGATAATGATACAGAAGCACATAGACATGCAGCTGCAAGCTGGAAACTGGCTACATTACCAGCAGCAGGCTCTTTTACACTCTACATAGATGGATTAATTGATCTATGCTGGGGTACTTTTAAAATCAGATACGCATGGGCATAAATTATGGGCTGGGCTAATAAATTAATTGGATGGACAAATAACACAGGGGCAGAAGTAAATACAGAAGGCTCTTTATATACTGTTGACGTATCGCCAACAGGCGCAAATTATGTTGTGGCAACTAAAACAGGAACAATTGCCGCTGCTGCGTCCGCAGGTGCAACGGTGTTTGCTATGCGGTATGATCCAGCCGCAGGATCGAAATCAGTTTGGATAGATTCTATCAAAATTAGGTGGACTACTATCGTAGCCTTTACTGTACCTATTACGCAGACTAGATCACTAGTATTAACCAGAGGTTCAGGCGCGGCAACATCAGGCGGTACTGCTATTCCAGTTGCTACCAAGAAAGATAGTAATTATGCGGTATCTGAGTTTGACTCGTCAGTGGGAGGTGATATGCGTATTTCATCAACAGGCGCATTAACTACAACTGGTGTTACCTTTGATGCCACTAACATAGCTGAAATTCCATTGATTCAAGTAGGTGCAGCGGGTGCATTTTACGAAACAATTTATGAATTTAATGTTAGAAGCCATCCTGTTGAGTTACATGCTGGAGAGTTAATAGCTTTGCGCGTTGGGGCATCGGCTATGGATGCGGCTGGAACATGGTCACTAGGCGTTGAAGTTTCGTGGCGAGAAAGTATATCTGAGGCTTAAAAAATGACACTACTGCTTGCACAAATAGGCGGCGGTAGTGTAGTTTACTCGCTTACTTGTTCGACTGGTAGTTATGCAATAACTGGTAAAGACGCCAGTATTGTATGTAGTAGAAAGTTAGACGCAGTTAATGGTAGTTATGCAATAACTGGTAAAGACGCCAGTATTGTATGTAGTAGAAAGTTA